CCTTCTCTTTGCATAATTAAATCATAGACATCGCCACCGACTCCACAACCGTGGCACTTGAATCTTTCCTCTGTGAAATTAACACCTGCTGATGCGTGTTTATCTGGATGAAAAGGACAGCGCATTTTTCGCCAGCCACTGCCCACAGCAGGCAGGCTGGCGCCTATATGTTCTAAGTAAGCAGCAATGCTGTGCTTATCCATAGTAACAATCCTAACAATTCTTGTTGTAAATACATAAATAAAATAGTAAATTCATTTAACAAGTTTCAATGCCCTTTCTTTATTGTAATGTTTTTTTACAATTATTAAAGCCATTTCGTATGCAAATGCTGCTGTATAATGTTTATCTTCTGTAGCATAATCTTCTTGTCCTTCATACATTATTCCTAATCTACGATGTGTAAGAATTTTATTTTCTAATTCTTCTATAACTTCATCAATTACTTCTACCATTTATAATCTCCTTTATAAGTTCTAACCAAATTTTGGCTGGCATAGTTGCATACCATTCACCTACATTACCTTTGTTCCTCCGTTTATGTAGGACTGTACCTGTCCAAGCACCATCGTTTTTCATTTCTATTTCTAATTCTGCTAGCCAACCAGATAAATCCATCTTAGCGTGGTTCTTTATTTCAATAGTGACTCCTGGAACTCCACTAATATCGCCTTTATCTAGGGTTGCTCCTGCTAGTCTGCGGTCCGCATACTTAAAGCCATTAGCCTTAAGCCAAGCAACAACATCTCGTTCTGCTTGACTACCTTTGCGTTTGGCTGCACTACTCAAATTTTAATTTCCGTATACTGTCTCTTGCATATATTTAACTTGAACATCATCTAAGTACATATTGTCTGGGTTAAAGGCAAGGCTGACATAATTGTTACCTGTCTGGTCTGCTCGTCCATATCTGTTCTTGACTGGGGCTACACAGAGATAGGTCTCGTCTCCTTGTTTCATTTGTCCGATAGTCAAAACCATTGCTGGTATCTGATTTACTAGACCTTGAATAGCATTACGTGGCTGGCAAGGATAGCCATCAAATCCTTCTTTAGTATGGTGCAGAACTAATACTGCTGAGTTGGTATCTCTTGCAAGATACTTTAACTCTTTCATAGCAGCACGCATACCTTGGAATTCTTCGTGTCCATCCATTGCTATATCCATCAAGTTATCTACAACAATAAGCGTAGGACTTCTACCCCATACAGTTTCAAATGCAGATACTTCTTCATCTAAATCTTTTAGTGTTGGTGTAGATTCAAATGACCAGAACAAATGATTGTTCATAACCAATACTTCTTCTGCTTGTTTTGGGTCACGCTTTAATAATTGTTCTGCTGCTTGTTGAGATATATGACTAGACATTGCTACTAATCGCATAGCCATAGTATGAGCGTTGGTATCTGCACTGAAATAAAGTGTAGGTACTTTTGCTCTGGCTGCTATTGCTAATGCTATTGATGACTTACCTGCACCTGGGGTGCCTGCAATCATTGTGATTTCTGCACGGCGCAGAATAATTCCTGCTCGTTCAAACGCCGCAAAAGCGGGTGGCAATGGTTCGCCACCCACCTCTGCTTTGTTGATGCTACGTTTTAATGTACGCATTTACTTTACCTGGTCTGGAACAAATGTATTCCAGTCTGGTGTACCCACTCTCGCATAAACATTTTTGCATTTATCCAATGCACCTTTTTGTGCTGCACAGAAATAACCACGGTACATCTTGCCGTCTTTACCTGTTCCCTGGATTGCTGTCATCTTTCCGTGTGGACAATTGCGTCCACCACCGATTGATGGTGATGATGTAGTTGCCCAACCTTCTGGTGTTGGTTGAGTCTCTACGATACTAGCGCCCAGACTTGCTGCTACCTGTGCTGATGACATAGGTGCTGGGCTAGAGTAGTTTTTTGATGCTGATTCTAGTTCCATTACTGCAGACTTAATTGATTCCAATGCCTCTGCTACTAGGTTATCAAGTTGGTTTCCTGTTTCGGCACGGACTGTAATTAAACTACCTGCTGTTGACTTTACTGTGATACTGATTGGTGCTTCTGTTGAAGACACTATCTTCTCCTTACTCTAGTGGTGTAACGAGACCTTTCTTGTCTCGCCATTGTCTTACCTTCATTGCAAATTGTACTCCCTTCCAGCCTTCTGCTATGTCTATCCAAACTAATTTGCATAGACCAGTTCCTGCTGGTAAGTGAATGATAATTGCTTTTTCCTTGTTGACTTCTCCCCAACTACCACGGGTTGCCGTCTGCACATCATAAGGCAACCCGTTAGCATAGATTGCTAACTGGATTGCTATATTATTTGGATGGTCTATACGACCTGTCTTTATATCTGCAATGAATCTTTCACCTTTATATTCAACAAGTCTGTCTGGTGTGCCAGCAATCTTGAATTTATCTAGCACACAGAATTGTTCTATAAAGATTTTATTTAGTTGCTTTGTTGTTTCTTCATAGGCTCGGATGTCCCCTGCCCACTCGTCTGGGATAGGTCCAAGTTCCTGTCCCAAATCTAGTTTTTCTGTAAATGCGTGAAGTGCTGTGCCGATAGTCGCTGCACGACTAGCACCTGCTACTTCCATAGCATCTTCTATATACTTGTTAATAGCCATCTTATCATCTTGCGATGCATTGATTGCTAATAACAAATCACTTCGCACTGTTAATCCTATTGCTGCCATACGCATTTTCCAGGCGGTCAATGCTGATGGGTCATCAAGACTGTTGGCTATTGTTGTAGCCCTAGTGTAAGCAATTGGCGTACCACCTTTAGGTGGCTTGACCAGTGGTCTTCCATATCTATCACGGTCTATTTCAGTACGTGCCATTGGGTCCTTGTCTCCTTGTTAGAGAGACGGGCTGATAAAGGAGACTAATCATAAACCAGCCCGTCTTCTTGAGTGAATGGTATCAGACGGAAGGAGATATGACACCATTCGCATCGGCGTGGTTTTGACAATCACACAATCTCCTATGCGCCCAGATGGAATCTAGACGCCTGTGTGGTTGTCTACCAAAAACTATTGTTCGTCAGTACTAGTAATGTCTAGTGACCAGTCGCCAACTGTATCACCATCTAGTTCTATAGCAATACCATTTTCTACTATCTGGTATGCATCATCTTCTGACTCTGCTTCAATATCAGTAACTGTGAATTCAATTCTGCCACTGATTGTCCACAAAGTCTTAAGCATATCTGCGCCAATAGACTCTAGTAGTTCGTTAACATCTTCTTTAGAACAGGTAATTTCTGTATCGCCTGTTTCATAACGAGCACTAAAGAATTCATATATTTCTTTACGCATCTTATGTTTGTTTTCCCAATGAGTGTCAATAAGATTTTGTTTTTCTTCTAGTTTTGTTTTCAGGTTATCTTTTTCTTCTATTAATATAGCAAGTGATTCATTAGTAAAAGTATACTTAGTATCTTTTACTTGGATAGATACTGTTGGTTCAGCACCATTTAACTCAGTGTAATACATTGTCATACTGTCTCCTTTTGTTTGTTTAATTCATCAGCCATATCTTCTGCTATCTTGTATGTATCACCAACAAATACTGGTGGTGGAACTTGAACTGTTGTTCTTGTAAAACGTTGCTCGTTATACCATTTACTCCACGCAGAAAAACGAACAACAATATGTTGATGTGATTGTACAAAACCCTTAGATAGACAAGCATCGTGATAATGTCCACCTGGACTTGTAGTTATATAGTAATCCATTGTTAGTCTCCTTATACTGTTAGTAGTTCTAGTGCTCTAATCTTTAGGCTATCAGAGCCACCTGACATAGCCCTGACTCCTGTTGTAGTTCCACTATCTTGTCTGCCGTGGTCGGCATACTCAATAATAGATTGCCACAAACCGAACTCCGTATCACGGATGTTCTCTTGCGTAGGGCTACTCTCATAGATAGCCCGAGCAATGTTACGTGCTGTAGTTGCACGGCTGAGTTGATTCTTTTCACCTTGGCTGAGTAAGTGGTGAGGTGCGTTCTCAATAGTAGATGGTAGTGGAAATACTTTTTTGAAATACTCCAAAGCCTTATCTCTACTAACTGATTTAGTAATTAAACCGTTGGCAACAGTCTCATATTCTTCAATACTCTCGTAAGATATCTGCATAATATGTCTGACTTCTTCTAGGTTTAACTTACTATTTGTTGTGTGCTTTAGTGTATAGGTGTACTTGTTATTGTTTCTATACAGTTTGTTTATCTGGTTGGCACAGAACAATCTTTCAATGATTGGCTTGATGATGACTGAACTGCTGCCATCGTGGCTGGTTCTAGCCAGGATAAATGCAGCGTGTGGGTCATTGGCTACGTTAACTTCTGTTGGTAACTGAAGTAACATCCATACCTTTGCTCCACCATCATACTCACCTGCTGCTGCATAGCGTGCTTCGCCTGAATCAATCAGGGAATCTAACGCACTAAACAACTCACCATTTTGAAATACTTGGTAGCGATTACCAACTACTCCTATGTTGGTGACTTCACCAAAAGGTGTTGTCTTGATGACTGCTTGTTTCTTTCTTACTGGTACTGATAGTGGCTGTCCTGCTCCAGGTATGCTGTAGTCGGCTGTCATTGGGTGCAATGATACTGACCAGTCAAGACCTGCTTGTCTGGCTACATCTTGTGCTGATGTGGCTGTTACTGCTGTGCCTGACTTGACCCAGTTGGATAGGTTTTTAGTTGGCACACTAGTTGTTACTGTCATTAGTCTCCCTTTCATAGATTGTATCTACTACTTTGTGATGTAATTCTTGTGCCATTTGAGCAAAACTTGCTGGTGGCCACTGAGCATCAAATACTCTCTTGAGTAATTTTGCTAAAGCATAATCTGGATTGATGCTTATAACTTCATCAAGCATAATCTTGGCTGTATCTACTGCTGATAATTGATACAGATAACCACAAAATATTGTGGCTAAAGGAACTGCTTGTTCTTTAGTTACAACTTCGCTTAATAGTTGTACATATTCACCAACAAAATCTATATCTTTTTCTAACTGTACACCCATTAGAAAGTCTCTGATTTGTAGATTCTCATTGGCTGCTACTGTTACTTGGGCAATGTGTGATGCTGATGGAATTACACCATCTGCTATACCATCAATTGCTTTGCGGATATCTTCTACAATTTGTATGTTGGTATCCGTATCATTTATTTCATATGTTCTTAATTGTTGTATCATTTCGTCTTGTACTTTCATACGAAGTACATCATAGTCTAGGTCTAACACGTTAGTCTCCTTATAGGTATTGGGCTATTGAATTGTAGGTAGATGTAGATACTACCTCATCGTCAGTAAGTTTAAGAATACGAAGTGCATTCTCAATCTCATCAACTGTATCTTTATATGTATGTGCATTCATAACTTCGTGTGCACGCTCAGGTTCTTTTGGAAAATCTTTACCACTAATAGACAAATCAAAATCAACATTCATAGTTGAGTTCCAAGAACGATAATTAGTGCGTAGATTTTCAGCCTTTGCTATATTATCCATAGCATACTTAACAAGTTCTTTTTGCCAGGCTAAATATGCTTTGTTGTACTTGGCTTCCAGTTCATCTTGAGCCTTGTATTCAGCCTTGATTACTGCGAGCCTGTTTTCTAATGCTTTGATAACCCTTGCTGTGGGTATCTTGACATTGATTGTCCTATTATTTCCTCTTGCCATATAGTCTCCTTTGTTGGTTGTTAGATGTATTGGTATCCACTATGGTATGGCAAGTGGCAGCCGTGGTACAACATCATTTCAGGTTTCCCTGCTGATTGACTATACATACCAATACATTTAGTTGAGCAGTTTTAAGTCATACTCAGGACTATCGGCGCTATCGCTGCTTTAGCAGTATGCATACCAATTCTAATACCATTTATGCTTACGCCAATGAGACCAAGCAATTGATGGTTTGTCGTAGCGGTGTTTGATATACGCCAAGCCACGAGCAATCTGCTCGGGCGCAGGCGTTCCTGGTTTCATCTTTAATAACTGTGGTATCCCATATGCTGATGACTCTGGGTTGTCTGCTGTGTGGTCCCACGCAGATTCTTTACCCCAAAGTTTTAGTAGTGCTCTGTACTCAGACCTGTCCCAGTCTTCATACTGTGCTGAGATTAGAGCCTTCGCATAGTATTTGCTTAATGATTTGGTCCACTTCGTTTCTTTGCGAACCTTGTTGGTCTCCTTGTTGCTCTCTTCTTTGGCGTGTATTCCCCAAGAAAGACTTGGAAATATCACTGATGGCACTGTTAATAGCCAACTCAATAATATGGCATACAATTTTTTCATTTAACAATTCCTTTGTATAGGAAATATCCAATACCAATGAGGTAGAACCAGGAGATGAGTGGTGAGATGTGTGGAAGTTGAGTGATTCCATCTATCATTTTACCCTGACTATCTCTTTACTGTGGCATACACCTGTATCAAACTCAAGGATTTCCCAGTCAGATACATCTTCAACTGCTTCATAGTCAGCATTATCTATGTTCCAGTTTGGGGCTGTCTTCCTAACCTTAGCCATTATCCACATTGTGTGCTGGTATACAGGTACATCTTCTACTAATGTGTCACTCATACTTTGCATTGTCTGTCTCCTTGTCTAGGTCATCGGCTACATATACTCTGCCTGTGGCTAAGAGTTCATCATATACATCAAGCAGGTCAAGCATCGCCAAGGCGAAAGCCTCTTTGATTTTCATTAGTTCTTCTCTTGTTCTCATCCTATGCTCCAATCTTGGCGAAGGCACAGGTTTGGCATAGATAGTAGTCCCAATCGTTGCGGTCATTTTCTGGGATTACTAGAAGAACTTCGCATTTTTGGCACTGGGTTTTGAAGTAAGTCTTATCAGTCTGCTGTGTCACT